AATCCACAGTAGCAGAATGGGATAAAAAACTAAAAGAAGCAGACCCAAAGAATTATAAAAAATTCATGGCCATAATTAGAAAGGGTAGTGCTGATATGGCAAACTATCTTATTAATGCGGCAGTGTCTGAAAAGGCCACTATAGTAGGAGCATATTTAGATAACCTTGCTTTTTTAGATGGAATAGATTTCAAAGCAGATATTAGAGTTGCTGTTATGAAAGAAGGTAAAGAGATATTAAATGGTTACTCTCTTAAATTATATTCAAAGAAAACAGTCGGACTTGCTAATACTACTGCAAGAGGTTTATGTGGTCATTTAGGTAGTGAGGCTGCTGTAAAGGAATTTGATGCTAGACTTAAGTCAGATAAAATCTTAAAAACTTTAATTAATAAAGCTAAATTAATAAATGCTATAAAACAAGACTTTAAGGGACATCTCAAAGGTAAAGAAAAGAGTTATGATAAATTAATTAGGTTAAGAGGATTAACACCCGATGAAATTAAAAAACTAGATTTAAAAAAACTTGATGCTGAAAGAAAAGCCGCAAGGAAACCAATTAATGTAAGAATAGCAGCTCTAGTATATGAAGTATTGGCCCCATATGAAGGTAGTCAAGAACTAGGTGAAAAAATACTAAACATATTAGGCTTTAATGATAAAGAAACTAAGATGTTAATGGCGATTACTACAGATAAGAAAAGTGAAATCATTGCTGCTCATCCAGATTTAGACTTAAGTAAAATAAAAATCGAAGACCCTAATGGTAGAGTATCATTAAATATCATTGGGCCTACTGGCAAGAAAATCGTATCATTTAACGTAAAAGAAGGTGAGCAGAAAAAAGTCAGTGGTGCTGTATCCTTCGTAGGAATTGACCCAGAGGAGTATGAAGAATACCTATGAGAAGATTAAGTAATTATACACCTCTACACGAGGCAACAAAGAATACTCATATGACCCACATTGAAGACCTAATTATAGATGGTGGGGTCAAGGGGGCTCGCCAAGCAATCCTAGCGCTTAGAAGTCTAAGGGATATGCTTTCAGGTAACACCAAAGCACCAGTGGATGTTACCGTGAAATGGGACGGAGCCCCCGCCGTGTTTGCTGGAGAACACCCAGAGACAGGAGAATTCTTTGTTGCTAAAAAGGGTATCTTCAATGCGAATCCTAAAATCTATAAGTCACATGAAGATATTAAAGCAGATACATCAGGCGACTTAAGTAAAAAACTTATTATGGCTTTCGATACTTTACAGAATATAGGAATCAAAGGGGTTATACAGGGCGACTTTATGTTCGATAAGTCAGTCCTTAAAAAGGAGAAGATTAATGGAGTTAGTCATATTGTGTTTCATCCTAACACTATCGCTTACGCAGTACCTACTGATAGTGCTCTCGCTAAGGAGATTGGAGCAGCTAAGATTGGAATTGTTTGGCATACAACGTATAGTGGAGCAACGTTTGAGACAATGAGAGCAGAGTTTGGTAAAGAGATAGTACCTAAGTTAAAGAAGTCAAAAGATATATGGATGCAAGATGCAACATTACCTGACCTTTCTGGTACTGCAACTCTTACTAAAGCAGAAACAGAAGAACTAAATAAAAATCTTTCAGGTGCTGGTAAAGTATTTAAACAAATCGCATCTACTACATTAAAAGAGTTAGAGTCCAACTCAGAATTAAATTTATTATTAAATGTATATAATAATTCCAAGGTGAGAGAAGGCCAAAGAATTACAGATACTAAGAAACATGCCACTGGACTAGTAATGTGGATTAATAATAGGTATCAAAAAGAGATTGATAAAAGAAGTTCAGATAAAGGTAAACAGACTCAAGTAGATAAACGAGATGCCTTACTTAATTTCTTTAGTAAAGGTAATATAAAGAACCTAAAATTAATCTTCGATTTACAGAATTTTGTTGTAAATAGTAAATTAATTCTTATAAATAAACTTAATAGTCTTAATAAAATTAATACCTTTGTCAAGACTAAATCCGGATTTAAAGTAACCAACCAAGAAGGTTTTGTTGCTATAGATAGAATGGAAGGTGGCGCTGTTAAGTTAGTTGATAGGTTAGAATTCTCCTACAACAACTTCAGTAAAGATATAATTAAAGGTTGGGATAGTCCTAACTAAATGGGAACCAGGGATAAATGAAAGTCAAAAACTTTAGCGACTATATAGTCGAAGCATCAAAAGAAATAACCGTAGTATTTGGTAGATTTAATCCGCCGACTACAGGCCACGAAAAACTTTTTGAAACTCTTAAAAAGGTATCACGTGGAGGTGCATATAGAATATACGCATCACAATCCCAAGACCCTAAAAAGAATCCTCTTAAATTTAAAGACAAGATTAAGTTCCTAAGAAAAATGTTTCCTAGACATGCCAGAAGTATCATGGCAGACGGAGATGTGCGTACTATAATTGAAATCGCAACTAAGTTATATGACCAAGGTTTTACTAAGATGTCAATGGTTGCAGGTTCAGATAGAGTAAAAGAATTTGAAATCTTACTAAACAAATATAATGGTGTTCAGGCAAGACATGGCTTCTATCAATTTGAAGGAAGTATTAAAGTACTCTCTGCAGGGCAAAGCGACCCAGATGCAGAAGGTGTAACAGGAATGTCAGCCTCTAAAATGAGAGCAGCGGCCGCAGAAGGGGATTTACAAACATTTTCTAGTGGTCTTCCAAGTGGTTATACTGATTCAGCTGAGTTATTTAATGCAGTGAGAAAAGGGATGGGTCTTAAAGAAGAGAAAAGCTTTAGGTCTCATATAGAACTACCTACTGTATCAGAAACAAGAGAACAGTTTATTTTAGGTGACTTGTTTAATGTTGGTGATACAGTTAGACTAAAAGAAAATCAAGAGAAGGGTAAGATTATCACTAAAGGTGCGAATTATCTTACAGTAGCTTTCCCTAAGGGTAATAAGAAAGTCTGGTTGGAACAAGTAGAACAAACTGAGGGTACTAACTATTACTCTGGTCTTGCAAAGTCAACAACAGCCAAAAGAAAAGCCCACTTTAAGAAGGGTGCTGAAAAGGATGATAATAATCCAGCCGCATATAAACCAGCTCCTGGAGATGCAAGAGCAAAAACAAAGCCATCAAAACATACTAAGAAATATAAAGATATGTACGGAGAAATGGCCAAACATTTAAGTTTTGAAGATTATGTAGTTAATGAAGGTAAGGCTGATGATGCACTTAAAAAGAAAGCAGATAAGTCAGGTATGCCTTTAGCTATATTAAGAAAAGTATTTGATAGAGGATTTGCGGCTTGGAGAACAGGCCATAGACCAGGAACTAATCCAACACAATGGGGGTTAGCAAGAGTCAATTCTTTTGTAACCAAATCATCAGGAACATGGGGTAAGGCAGATAAAGACTTAGCCGCTAAAGTAAAATAAGAGGAAACTAACAAATGAAATTTAAACAATTAAGAGAGAAGTATAGAAGTAAATATCCAGCTTCTCTTGTAGCGGCGGCAGTTAAAATCGCAATCGATATGGGTGGTAACATGACCGGAGCCTATAAAAAGATTGAGGCAATGAAAAGAGGTCTTGCGGATGACCCTATTGTTGCAGATGCATTAAAACAGGCTAATGAATCAGTTAATGAAGAGTTGGGTGAAGTAAGACCTTTTAAAAAGGGCTGGTTACCGGCTGAATGGAAAATTGTAAGAAAAGATAAAAAGATTGAAAAAGATGTAGAAAAATTTTACAAGTCTATGGGTGGAAAGTATGGTGACCCTAGAAAAGCCATGACAGTAAAACAAGCCGAAAAGAATATTCCATATTTATATAAACACGTTGTTAGTAATTTTGGTGATGTTGATAATACTAAATTGGCCAATGCTATTATGAAATTTTATGACCATTGGGATGATGGTAAGGGTGTTTATAAATACGAATCTGTTAATGAAGGTAAAGAAGAGTATATTATGAAGAAAGGTAATTTTACTCGTAAGGTTGATGGTAAGTCTGCAGATAAAATGAAAAGACAAGGTTGGAAATTGGTTGCAAAGGAAGGCATTGAAGAAAATTATAATCAAGACCTAACTCTAGCTACTAAGAATGTAGCAAGACTTGCCAAGAAAGAAACAGGCCAAGACCAGAAAGACTATCAGGCAGTATCTCGTGCACTTGCTCAAGGCAACCTCGGTGCAGTTAAGAAAGTAATTAAAGGTATTTCAACAAAAGAAATCCAATCTGACATATTAAACATACTCGTAGGTTATAATGACTTAATTGCTAAAATGTATCCTAAAGCAATGTCAGGTGGTAAATTTAAAAGCGGCATGACTGTTGATAAGATAATTAAAGAAGAAGTTATATCAGAAGCAAAGATGA